AAAATGGGCTCATTTCGTTCAACTATAGTAGATAGAGAACACAGTGATCATATAACAGTAACGCCTGTTAACAATAATCAAAACAATTCAAACGGGCCAATTTCACGATGGCTTCGCAGTATGTGGAGACCATTATCTGCTGTAACATATTTGTCAATATGTATATTTGATTTTATCATAGCACCTTATTTTGTGCAAGCACAACCACATGATTTAGCAGAAATTTTTAAATATGTTTTACAAATGCCAGTGGAACAACAGTCTGAGGCATTGGCAATTATGTATGCTAAAGGGCAATGGCAGTCATTAACACTGCAGGGCAGTGGCATATTCCATATTGCGTTTGGTGCTATATTAGGTGCGGCTGCTTGGACACGCGGCATGGAAAAACGAGAAGCTGTAGTAATTGAGCGTGCCACTGGCGTATAGGCTGCTGTCTCTTTTACTTTTTAACTAAATACTATTATGGAAAAGCCTCGTAAATTAGACTTTAATATTGCACTTATTACAAAAGAAGAATTAAGTAAAGAGGACATTAAATTATTTCTTACTGTTGTAAGAGATATGGGTCCAAAAGGCATTATTAGTCCTTATACTCATACATACAGCAACGGCAACAAAGCAAATGTTTTTGTTGTTATGAGTGTATCTGACGAAGGTTTTAAGTATCAAATACCATTGAAGCGCAACTTAACTGGTAACGAAGCAGAAGTTATCGTCGGTGAATGGCTAGATGAATATTCAGGTGACTTTGATATTGAAGCAACTTCTCCTGTTTTGCGTATGCAAGATTTATCTATGTTTGATGCAGTCGAAGTAGATGAGAGTTACGAAACACTGGCTCTTAATGCTGAAAACAATATTAAGCATCAACGCTGGATGACAGAACATGTCAACAACGGTTGGCGGTATGGCATGAAGCATTCAAACGACGACAAAGTTTGTCCTTTCTTACTCCCATGGGAACAGTTATCAGAAAATGGTAAGGAAAAGTGGGTAAAAGAATATGCCAGCAAATAATAAAACAAATTCAAAACACTCGTCGTGTGATAATCCAGAATGTTTTTGTAAAGGCTGTACTTGTGATCCTTGTATGTGTAGAGAAGATCAGCCATGCGGCTGTGATCCAAATGTAAAACCAGTACCACCGGCAATAAAACCCAATGAATGAACACGAAATAAAATTAAAAATTAGTAATGCAAATAAAATATTGCTCTTGTCTAAGCCTAACAGTTGGCAGGAAAGGTATTGGGCAAATGTTCTTATGCAACTTGAATATATTTTAGAAAATAATTATTCTTCGGTAAATAAAACTAGGAAGTTAGAGAAATGAATACAGAAAACGACACTCCAGCACAACCTGCCGAAGCACAACCTGCTACAACTGACAATAGTGTTGCAGATGCATTAGACACTATGCGAAATCACTTACACGATTACGAGCACGATTCATCAGACAGATGGGAAAAGTATAAAAAGTTTAAGGAAACTCGCAAACAAATCAGTCAGCGAGCAAAACAAGTAAAATAGCATTGACATTATTGTAGTTTGATGTTATAGTAATAACATTAAGGAGTGATATATGTCAGTAATAAGTATTTCTGAAGCAGATAAAACACGACTAAAGCACCTTGTTTCTGAGGGTGTTAGAGTTAAACAAGAAGTAGATTCTCTTAACGAAGGGCTAAGAGAAACAGTTAAAGCAATCGCCGAAGAGTTAGACGTCAAGCCTGCTTTGCTAAATAAAGCAATTCGTATAGCATACAAGGGCGACTTGCAAGTACATACATCTGAACTCGAAGATGTAGAAATGATATTACAAGCGATAGGTATGCAAGCATAAATGAGTTATGTTGATGCATTTTTAATGCAGGAACGCGACATATTGTATGTCGTTGAACGATCGCCAGAAGGCAAAAGAGTTTTCAAAGAATTTCCAATAAATTATACAGCCTATTATGAGGATCATAATGGCAAGTATGAAACTATCTTTGGCACAAGGGCATCGCGTGTTGTTCAGCGAAGTAAGAAGAAGTTCCAGAAAGAACTTAAATTGCACGGTAGAAAGCGCGTCTATGAAGCAGACATGAACTGGGTATTTCGCACACTTGAGGATAATTATCTAGATGCAGAAGTTCCTAAATTAAATGTTTGCTTTTTTGATATTGAGGTGGACTTTGACCCTGAGAGAGGCTTCTCGCCAGTAACAGATCCGTTCTCCCCAATTACTGCTATTACTGTTTATTTGCAGTGGCTGGACAGTCTTGTTACACTAGCATTAGTTCCGCCTACACTAACTATGAAACAAGCAACCGAAATGGTTGACGAGTTTGAAAACACATGGTTATATGATTCCGAAACTGAGTTGCTAAACACGTTTTTAAACTTAATAGATGATGCTGATGTGTTAAGCGGCTGGAACTCTGAGGGGTACGATATACCGTATGTAGTAAACAGGATTCAAACAATATTAAGCAAGAGCCACACACGAAAACTATGCTTATGGGATCAACTGCCAAAGCAACGCACGTTCATAAAGTATGGCAACGAGCAAGAAACATACGATCTTATTGGTAGATTACATTTAGATTATTTAGAGTTGTATCGCAAATATACATATCATGAGATGCATTCGTATTCTTTAGATGCAATTGGCGAATATGAATTAGGCGAAAGAAAGATTGCGTATGACGGCAGTATTGATCAGTTGTATAGACATGATTTTAAAACATTTATAGAATACAACAGGCAAGACACAATGTTGTTAGCAAAAATTGACAACAAGAATCAGTTTATTGACCTTGCTAATAACATCGCACATGCTAACACAGTATTGCTTCCAACAACAATGGGTGCAGTAGCAGTAACAGATCAGGCAATTGTAAATGAAGCACATAAACAAAATGTAGTTATTCCTAACAGACCTCCTCGCAGAGCAGAAGTTGAAAGAACAGATTATAGCATGTTAGATACAAAGAATGCTGTAGGTGCGTATGTTGCATTTCCAAAGAAAGGCATGCATGAATATATCGGCGGTATCGACATTAACAGTCTGTATCCAAGTGTTATTAGAGCAATGAACATGAGTCCAGAAACTATTGTTGGGCAGTTGGAACCTACATATACTAATAAACTTATCAACGAAAAGTTACAAGTAAAAGGTACAAGTTTAGCAGATGCCTGGGAAGGAATATTTAGCACAGTTGAATATCAAAAAGTAATAAGTAAAGATAAAGTAGATAAGATTACTATTAAGTATGAGGATGGTAAAATAGATGTGCTAACAGGCGCAGAGATATATAATCTTATCTTTAAGAAAATGCCAATGTGGTGTTTAACTGCTAATGGCACAATATTTGATCAAAGTAAAAAAGGTGTAATACCCGGACTACTGGAGAGATGGTATGCGGAACGAAAAGAATTACAAAGCAATATGCGTAACGCAACAGACAAAGCAGAAAAAGCATTCTGGGACAAACGACAGTTGGTTAAAAAGATTAATCTCAATAGTTTATATGGTGCTATTCTCAATCCTGGTAGTAGGTTTTTTGATATTAGAATTGGTCAGTCTGTTACTCTTTCTGGTCGTAGTATTACCAAGCATATGGCTTCTGAGACTAATAAAGTCATAGCAGAAAAATACGAGCACGACGGCGAAGCAATTATATATGGCGACACGGACTCTGTTTATTTTAGTGCGTATAAAAGTGTAGAAAAAGATATCGAGTCTGGCGATTTTAAGTGGAGCAAGGAAGTAGCCATAGAGTTATATGATACAATAGCCGATGCTGTTAATGATAGTTTTCCTGGTTACATGAAAACTGC